GATCTTGCTGGCTGGAGCCGCGCCGTCGCATTGGCCCTATCCGTGGTGCATCGCCCGGAAAGGTCGGCAGTTGCTTGCGACGCTATTGATGCTGCGCCGGGAACCACGCCTCTGCCTTTCGGACTGCGCTTTGCCTGAGGTTCCGCCCCACGGTAGGCAATTCCGGTTGACCCGCCGCCGTCTGGTTTCTTACCGACCGGGGCAACCGTTTGTAGGTGTGTCATGGCGGGGTTTTCTCCCTCTCCACACGCGCCAGAAACGCCTCTTGGTCTGTTTTCGGCATAGACCCCCACAAAGCCCAGAACATGCGCTTGCGGGCGCGTTCTGCGAAGGAAGCGCGCGGTATTCGGCGCAGGGCAGCGGCAACGTAAATTTCCAACTCAATCGGTGTCGCCATATCAGCCCACCAAGATGCATCGTCGCGCATGTTGCCAAAGGGCTCGTAACGCGGCGCACCGCCGCCCACAGTATCAAGGGCAGCGCAAAGGGCCTCACCTATAGCCGTGCGGCCTCCGGGGTGACGCTCTGCAATATCAACAGCCGCGATCAGGTGGCGGCGCATGGCGTCCTCTGAGGCTTCCCGCCCTGCGCTTATGCGTTCGTGAATACTCATGCCGCCCGCTTTCTGAACCGCTTCACTTCGCGCTCGATCAAGGCATAGGCGTTGGGGTCATAGCTGCGCTTGATCGGCGCATCGAACCACCCACCGGGCAGCTTGTGTCCATCGTAGATCCCCGTCCAGACACCATAGGCCCACTTGCGCGCGTGTTCTTCGCCCTTGCTCGTTCTCTCGCTGGTAAAGGCCAGCGCGGCCTCCCAGACCTTGCGCGGCTCTTTCAGGCACTCAGCGCGCAGCCCAGGCCGTGCAGACAGAGCGGATGACGCAAGGCTAAACTCTTGCATTTCACCTTCAACGTGGTGGATGCCGGATCTTGCAGGGCGTTCAAATCCGCAGGCCATGCAGGTCGGCCCGCGCATTGCGCCGCTGCACTCTGGGCAAACGACCTTTTCCCGCTCGATCTGGTTGCGCTCGCGTGGCTTTGCATCTCGCTTTTCCGCCTGATCCAATGGCCCGCACCCATTTTCCCACACATCGAAGGTGTCCAGTGCGAACCGCTCGACGTTGCCGCTATGGTCCAGCCACAGGGCTTTGTCTTTGCCGGGGCTAGACCGCATGACCCGGCCAATCTCTTGCATGTGGCTGGACAGGCTCTTGCGATATGGCTTGCAGGATATTCCGCAGCGCACATCAGGCACATCGAACCCCTTGGTGAGAACACCGCAGGAAATCAGGCCATGAATTGTACTATCTGGCTTGCGGAATTCACTGATCTTGGCGGCGCGCTCTTCGTCGCTCTTGTCAAGGTAGCTGACCTGCTGGAAATTGTACCCGGCAGCGGCAAAGGCGGCGCAAAGTTCGCGGCCATGCTCAACCGTTGGGCTGAAAACGATGGTCTTGACCGGACCGCCGAAATTGTCCGTTGTCTTTTCAATCCACTCTTGCACCACGTCGCCAATGATCTGAATGCCCGCCGTGCTGGCGCTGCTGTCCGAAAATTCGCCGTAGCTGTTCAGCCCGAGTTCGCTGTCCTCTGGTGAGCGCGCGACATAGATTGTCGGCTCGACCAGATACCCGCTGTCGATCAGGGCTCGCGTGGGGATGACATTGACGACCCCCTCCCAATGCTGGCCCATGCCCTTGGTAAATGGCGTGGCGGTCAGCCCAACGACAACCGCCTGTGGGTTTTCTGCAATGTAGGCCAGCGTCGATTTATATTGCGCGTGGCATTCGTCATAGCAGATCAGATCGGGCTTGCGTGGCAATGTGCGGCGGGCAAGCGTCTGGATGCTGCAAACCTGCACATTCTCAAAGGGCTGATAGCGTTCGTGGATACCCTGCAGGACACCATGCGCGATGCCGTATTCGTCCAGTGTGGCGCTTGTCTGTGATACCAGAGAAACCCGGTCCACCAGAAAAAGCGCATACTTGCCCTTTTCGTCGGCCTGCTTGAGAAGGTGCGAGGCAATGACGGTTTTCCCCGCCCCGGTCCCGGCGCAAAGGATCTGCTTGCGAAGACCATCGCGCAAGCCACTGCGCAGCGCCTCAATCGCATCTGCTTGATACGGGCGAAGGCTGATTTCCTTTGGCTCTGAAAAGTTTAGCATCTTGCAAGCACCTCTTTCAATGCGGCGTTGTTCGCATCCTCGCGCGATTGCCCGCCGTCAAATTCCCGAATAGCCGCCCGCTCTTCCCAATCGTCATAGAGCGGCCAAAGTTCCCGCATCAGATCGGCGCGGTTTTCGCCAATCCAGCGCATTGCGGCGGCGTCCAGGTTGCCACGCTTGACAATCTTGAGACGCCATCCGGCGCGCTTTACGTCGCCACCATGGGCGCGGATGCGGTCGAGGATCTTAGGCATAGGGAATTTCGATTTCCTCTGCCTGATCCGCGCGCTTTTCAGCCTGCTTTAGGCGGTATTCCATCGCCTTTGCCTTGCGCATTGCTTCGTCGCGGGTAAATTTCGCCGCGCCGAGCTGTTCCATCAGGCGGCTGATTTTCGCGCCCATGTCGCTGCCCTCGCTCAGATCCTTTACAGTCTGCTTGAGGTCTGAAATTTGGCTGCGCTGCTTGGCGATCCGCGCCCCGGCCTCTGTGATTTCGAGGCGCAGGTTGATCCAGTCATCTTCGCGCGCTTCGTCGGTCAGCTTGCGGTATTCGGCGCGCAACTTGGCATGTGGATCGGGCGCGTATGGTTTATGTGCGGGTGTGCTTTGCTGTGCTTTTTCTCCAGCGGCCAAGAGGTTTACAGTAACCTTCTGGTTTTCTGTCTCAACTTTTTTGCGCCAATCTCCGACGATCCCGTCAAACTCGACTTCTGGTATCGCCGCATATTTGCGCGCCCGGTCAGCTAGATGTTTGTCAATTCCCACCTCGGCTAATGTGGGCGGGGAAAAAACCGGGTCCGTTTGCGACCCGGTTTTATCAGACGGCCTGCCACCCTCCGACATTGCACCGCTATCACGCTGCGCCGCCATTAACTCGCCGATGCGGCGCTCTGCGCGAATGCGGATTTCTGCTGCCTGAATTTCTAGCTGCTTGTTTTTCGCCTGCTTGGCATAAGCCCGCAATGCCTCGCTTTGATCACGAAATTCCTTAACTTCATCGATGCTAACAGCATCAGCCAGCGCGCGACAAGCAGCGTCATATTTCACAAGTTCGTTCATGTCTCGACCACCTCAATACCCATTGCCTTGGCGACTGCCCGGCGAACCTCATAATCCCGCGTGACTGCGCCTTTGCTGTCCTCGTAGACCTCGGCCCAATTCAAGCGCTTGTCCTCGTAGGCAAAATCCACGGTCAGCTTCATCTTGCGCCCTGTGCGCGTCTTGAGCGGCGCGTCCCGGCCTTCGAGAAGGATCGGCACTTGGCGGCGCAGATTGCGGATCTCGCCCGCGCGCTCCATCAATCGCAGTTCGCCCCAACGGCGGGCCTCTCGCAGGCTGTCAAACCGGATGCCATCGACGGTTGTGGCGATTGCGTTGAACTTGTTCACTGCACATTCTCCGTCGCCAGCCGGATGAGATCCTGCGCGATGGTCAGGGCCGCGCGTGGCGTCATGGGAATTGCTGCGACTTGGCTGCCATCGCGCCAGACGTGCAGCACCGGACCGGGGCGGACGGTGATAAGGGGGGTTCCGGCCTCCGACTTGTCGCGGCTGTCGATCAAGCGATAGCCGATGCCGTGGGCGCATGTGATCTGGATTGTCGAGGGCAGTTTTTTCCGAATTTTGTGAATGTGGACGCCTATATTTATGTCGGCCATCTCTTCCGGCTTGTCGTAATAAAGGGCCGAAAGCAGCGCCGAGTGGCTGCACACTTCGCCCGCGTTGTGCAGTAGGACGCTGGCAATCCGGCGCTCTGATTTCGTCAGGGCGCAGGCGTCAAGGATGCCTTCGTTCGGCGTCAAAGCCTCTTCCAAAGACGCAATTACGCCGAGCAGGTAGGCTTCAACCTCGGGTGCAGGCACATCGGCCAGACGGGCGCGGACAGTGTGAGCGTTCATTTGGTCCCCTTGTGCAAAATCTTGCAAATTCTGGACAAGCGAAGACGCACCGCGCGAGCGATGGCCTCCACCGTGTAGACGCTGAGAATGAGCGCCAGACGCAGCCATTTCATTCGCCACCTGCGATGCGATCGGCAGCGCGATCAACGGCGCGCAGGTACATCTCCACGGCCTTGACGGCCCATGACGGCATGTCGTTCTCGCACTGCATCCAGTAGATGATTTGACGCGGTGACACGCCGAGCGCGCGGCTAGCCTTTGTGGATATGGCTGCTTGTGACGGGCCAGAGAATGCGGCCCGCAGCTTGTTCGCATCGTCGCGTCGCGAGGCCATGCGAAAATCAACGTCTGTCTTATTTGCAAGATATTTCATTGAATTGCTCCTAATGTCCGCTTGTGGGTTGCGAACAGAAACAGCTTGAAAGGAACGGACGGGGGCGGTCATGCCGCCCCCGCTTCGTGTTGCTCGATAGGATCAGACACCCAGGACGATGCCTTGATCTTGCCTTTTGTCAGCCGCTCGATACGCCCCGCCAGATCAAGGCTCGGACGCGCCGCGCCTGTTTCAATCCGGCAAATTGTCGACTGCTTCACGCCCAGCAATTCCGCCAGTGCGCGCTGCCCCATGTTGCGGGCTTTTCTGTATTCGGTGAGATCCTTCATAAATCGCTTGATACGCTAGGTGTATCAGGATTGCAAGCGTTTTGATACGCGAGGTGAATTTGAGTATTTGCCTAAAAATCAGGATATTCGGCGCATGAACCTATCAAGAATCAGATTGGCAAAAGGCCTCAGCCAGCGCGAACTGGCGGAAATGATCGGCGTGAGTCAGCCGACAATCCAGCGCGCCGAGTTGCTTCATCGCGGATCGACTATGGGCACTTATATTGATAGCGCCGCCGCGCTGGGTGTTACACTTGCGGATCTGTTCGAAAATAGTCGGACAGGTGTTGTTGATACTGTGGCTAAACGCCTTGCGGGACTTCCTGAGGCAAGTCAGGCTGAGGTTTTGGCAATTTTAGATTTTGTTGAGAGTCGCGCAAAAAACTCGCGAACATAATCAAGAAAATATCAAAGTCTGCATCCGACAATTCATTCAGTCGGCTTTTGAAATCACAGTCACAATCCGCCGCCAGTTCCATTCAGAATTTCCATTATTTTATATCACAATATGTCAGCTTAACGTTGCGCAACCCGCTGCACAACCGCCTTGGTTGCGTTTTCGATGCGGGCGCAACTCATTTTTGATGCGTCACGTGAATTTTTATTGTTGACCGACTGATACATGCTGTGTATCAATCTCCCAAGCAAACACGCAAGGGAGAGACGACATGATTTTCACACCTGAACACCGGGCCAAGCTGGAACAATACCTCGCAGGGCACGAGCTGTCCGAAGGGCTCGGCAACAAGGAAAACGCCTGCTCTTTGGCCGCGATCAATCTGGCGATAA